TATATTGTTCATTTTTCTAAAATTGTAAAGATAACCTTATATTTTTAAAGAAAATTATAAAATAAATTATACGATTTTACACCTAATACACATATTGATAATTTATTCATTCAAAATTTGTAAAAAATGAAAAGTGTATGTCTTTATTCAATAAAAAATATATTTAATTATATTACAGAATTACATACTAAAATATCATGAACAATATATACTAGATGTCTATTGCTACACTTAAAAAAAAAACTGGTTATTTGTACAATAGTCAAAGTGTAGGATATAAAAGTTTTTCATTAAATGGAACTCATAGATCACAAGGTTGGGTTGGGCAAACTATGCTTTCACGTTCATTACCTAGAACACTTGCCCGTGGAAATGTAAATATAGGACATGGAGGTTTGTATGGAACATACAATACTAATAATGGACATTCAATTACTTCTGGATTGATTGATTTGAATGATAATGAAGTTATTAAACCATCAGTCGGTAATACTATTGGAATGTTGAATGTTCGAAATAATTGTTTAAAGAATTTTAATCATAAAAAGCAAACTGTCGTAAAAGAAAAATTTGGGTTAATTAATAAAACACAAAGTGACCATATTTCACAAACAGCAAAGTGTGCGTTAGCAAGTTATGAAGCAAATAAAAAAACAAAGGATATTAATAATGTAAATAAAGGGTCATGCAATACATTGGATTCTAAATATATTAATACTGGTAAAGATTCATGCATTATAACAAAAAATACGGATAATACTGTTTTACAGGAGGGAATATATATTAATAATCTAACCTCCAAATGTATTCAACCAATAACCTATCCAACCACTTATTCACGAGTACCTGTTAGATAAAATGATATCTCTTTATTCATGAGAAGAATTTTAGAGAGAGAGGGGTAGTGACGATGAAGAAAGTGGTGTATCCAACAATTGTTTTGTATTTGGGCTTTTACAAGAATAAAATAATACATTTGATTCATTCCAATCGGCTCATCTGTATGCAAATACTTCTTTCAATTTATAACAAAATTAGAACACCCCTTTGATTTCAAATATTCTATATAACATACAATATTTGATAATTTGTATCCATATGAACCGGTAATGACAATTGTTTCGTTTACTGTTTAACTGTATTATGTAAATAATAATTTTTATAAATACACTGAATTATTAAGTCTTATTCGGTTCAGTGTTTTTACCAAATTATTAAATATTATTGTACATAATTATTTGAAAGCATCTATAGTTTCGTTCTATTAAACACAATTGTATTTTGAAAGAAATGTTTACCGACGAATCCGTCGGTTGGAATGAATAATGTTAATCACTGTTTAAATTCGGATGGTAGTTTTATCATATGATGAATCGGTATCAAAGCAGAATCATCATTACTAACTTTTTTTACATTTGTTGTAGTAGTTGATATTGGAACGGAGTACGAATAGTCTCCATATTCACTTGGAATTTTCGATATATAGTTATTTATTTGTTTCATATACTCCTTATTTAGAATTGAAGATGACGATTGAGATAGCGGACATAAAACATCGTTTGGTTTAATTGGACAAATATCATATATGTCTAATACAGTTTTTACCAAATTACTCCTCTGAATATCATTACCTGTAAATTGAACTACTTTTATAATGTCTTTCACATTTGTATTTTTTCTTTGATATTTATCTATAAAATCTTCAAGACCATTCTTTTCTTTTAAGTCACTTTGATTAAGATCACCTGTAATAATAATTTTTGAGTTGTCTCCACATCTTGTTAATAACATTAGTAATTGTTGTGGAGTGGTATTTTGTATTTCATCCGCTATAATCATCGTATTTTTAAATGTTCTACCACGCATGTATAAAAGAGGTGTTACTTCAATTATATTTGATTGAATTAGATTATTAATTTCCTTCTTTGAAAGATATTCAGAAAATATATCAATCATGGGTTTTACCCATATCGACATTTTATTATTAAGGTTTCCTGGGAGAAACCCTATATCCTCTTCTGCAACCGACACTAATGGTCGTGTTAAAATAATCTTTTCTATGTTCTTTTTCTTTAAACTTTGTATTGCATTAATACATGCAAACAGTGATTTTCCCGTTCCAGCTGGACCAATTGCCACAACCATATTCGTAGAATGATTTGTTAATGCGTTCACGTAATCTATCTGGATTTGCGTTTTTGGTTGATATTTTGTAAAGAGAGGGAAAACTGATGATTTGGAAGAAGAGGTGGATATTGACGTTGTTTTTGATGTTAAAATTCGGGTGGCTTGAAATAATCCGTTGCGGGTTAAGATTGAATTAACAAAAAATACCATTATTAATGATTTAATTTGTTTTACAAAATACATATATTATCTATTATATATTATCTTTATATTGCATATTTTTTCAGCCTAAGCTCTTATTCCGTTTTACAAAACGAATCTTTATATGTTTTCAAGGGGATTATATGTATATTTTATAAATGACATATCAAATTACTCAATCATTATTTAGTAAATATGTCAGTTATTTCATTATCATAATATATTCTTTTCCATCAACCCTTCCAACCGACAGATCCGTCGGTAAACATTTCTTTCAAAATACAAATGTGTTTATTAGAACGATACTATAGATAATTTCAAATATTATGTATAATATATAATATTTAATAATTTAGTAAAAAATTTAGTAAAAACACTGAACCTAATAAGGGTTAACAATGGCAATTATAGATTCTTTATTTTTTATTATATTATTCTTTGTAATGACATTGATTTCGCATTCAATGATTTAATTATAATTAACCATTATTAGTTCCAATGACACATTTGTCAGTTAACCTTGCTTTCATTTTATCATATCAATTATTAGAATACCACTATAAATGGGGTTAAATATTATATATGACATATAATGGTTGATAACTTATAAAAACCCTTAAATTAAAATGAATAAGGGTTAACCATTATTAGTTCTAACGACATATTTGACGATTAACGTTAAATTTAAAATATGATGTTCTATATTATTTCTTATTCGATCCAACCGACGAATCAGTCGATTAGAATGAACAAAGGTTAATAAAATAAAAGAATTGTTTACTGACGGATCCGTCGATTAGAACAAGGGTATCCCAACCTTGAAGTTATTGAGAGTTTTGTACCTTTATATTTTTTCAAAATGGAGAGAAAAATAAAATATTACAATAATAAAGAATGTAACCATATGGTCAGTTAATAATGTTTAACTGCATAAGTTAAAAAACAAAAAATATTATTTAGGATAAATTACATACTCTTTTATAAAGATAAAATATAAAGTACGGTTTAAATATTCAATGATGTAAAATACACATTTGTATAATGATTTGTATTCATAATTAAATTACATTGTACACCCGTTTAAATGTACGTAATTAAAATATAATATAATATATTAATTCTACATTCATGTCATATAACTCACAGGTTCTTTCGGTTGTATTATCTTCATTACCTCCCCCAACAGTACTAGTAACTAATAGTGTTATTTCCTCAACCCCTGAAATATTTTTTATTGACAAGTTAAAAAATTTATTATGGTTCGTTAATTCAAATACCTATTTAAACCGTGATAAAAGTAAGTTGAGTAATCTTTCACTATCAACCAGTACAACCAGTAGTTTAAATAATTTTTATCAATTAAAAATAGAACCTGCTTCTGGTTATTACTATATTGTAAATAAAGGTAATATTCCAACCGGATGTAGTTCTTCAAGTTATGCATTTTCAGTATTTAAATCACTAGATGGCAACAGTCCAGGCAATCCAGACGTACAAGGTACTTACACAAATTATGGCATTAACTGTGTTAATAAAAAATACCCGACTAGTAAATGTAATTTTTTTAATCTACCAAGCAATTATTTTCCTCGTTCAGTTTCTTATTATGATTCAAGTATTTATGTTTTACTAAATATACCTTCTGTTGCTCTTAGTTCTTCTGTTTCCATAAAGATAGCAAAAATTGATATATCCGATAATGCTATAGATATAAATTCAAACCCTTATACTAAATATAATGCGGGAGATAATATAAATTGTCTTGATTCTGATGGTGTCATACTTACATCTAATTTGTTAGGAGGGAATTCAGGTGTTGTTTCGACTACTTGCGATAATTCAGGTAATTTATACATTACAATGGGAACTTCTACTAATAATTTATATGTAGGAGGCGTATATAAGATTGACTCACCAATTAGTAGTAATTCTATTCCCGTAAAAATAATAACAAATGATAACGCCAGTAATAAATTTACAACTATATGTTACAGTTATTTTTATAACCTTTTATATGTTGTTAACCAAACATCAACTTCGAACACTATAGATTTGTACTACAAGGATGGTACAATTTTTAAAAAAAATTATATAACTGTTGGAGGTTCAGTCACACAAGGTATATTTATGGATGAAGATTCAATTGGAAATCTTTATTATACTTCTACTAACGGAGTTATGGTTACAGCAGCTATAATATGTTTCAAGGAAGACACTAAAATATTGACTAAAACCGGTTATAAATTAATTCAGGAACTCAAAAAAGGTGATTTAGTAAAAACACTTAAAAACGGATATAAACCCATTTACAAAGTAGGATATACTAAAATAGACCATCAGTGTTCAGAAGAAAGAATCAAAAATCAATTATATAAATGTTCCTCTGAAAATTATCCAGAATTATTCGAAGATTTAATAATTACCGGATGTCATTGTATTTTGGTGGACAAATTTAAAAATGAAAAAGAAAGAGAAAAATCAAAAGAAATAAACAATATAAATGTTGACGGGGATTATATGACAGAAACCAAGTTTAGATTACCGTCGTGTGTGGATGAAAGAACAACCGTATATGAAATAGCAGGAGTACACAAAATATATCATCTTGCATTGGAAAACGATGATTATTGTATGAATTACGGAATATATGCAAATGGATTACTGGTAGAATCAACAAGTAAAAGATTTATGGATGAAACATTGATGATTCAAGATGATTGAGTTTACAATTTTTACCCCTTTACACCCTACTAATCCGTTGGTAAAGATAGATATATTTCATTTTATAACAAGTTATATTAGATTAATACCATATTTTGAATTCAAATATTATATATAATATACAATATTTGATATTTTGTAAAAAACTGAATCGAATGAGGATTAAACTATTTTATGATGTTTATCATAAAATTATATATCATCAAAATATACTTCTTCGTTTATAACATTTAAATTAGAAGCGATTGATTCAGAAATTGTAGGAAGGGATCTACATGTATCGTCAGTATTTTCTATATCTATCATAGAAAACAATTCATCATCTGTATCTTTTTCGCTAGTATTAGAGACCAACTTTTTAAATAGAGGCTGGTTTTGTAAAACTACCAGATCTTCATTGTCATATATTTCTAATAAATCTGATGTTTTATATCCTGAACTACTTTCCCATTCTCTTAATCCAATAAGAACATATGTCCCATTTGAAACAATGTTTCCACGTTTAGAACGACCTTTAAATTTATTTCGTATTATACATTGTAAATCCATCCCAGTATGAGTTTTTACTTGGCATCTACCGTTACCATATATTTTCGTTACAAGTGCATATTGTTCCAGCTCATTAATAGAAAAACGTGTAAATTCTTTAGATACATATGAAGTTGTTAATTTTCTAGCGATTTTTTTACTTTTACCTCCACCAACTGTATTCTTTACCATTATATATTATATTTTATAATTTTGTAGTAGAAATTTTAGTCGGTTTGGTTTTGTTGGTTATACAATATAATTAATAATATTAATAACCTTTATATAGATATAGGTTCTTTGAATTTGATCGTATATTTTAACTCTTATTTCTTTATCCTTTACAAAATATTAAATCGTATTTTATATCCATTATTTGAATGCAAGTATGGTGCAAACTAATAAGCGCTGTTTGAATTAATTTTCATCCCCATACGATCTTTTACAAATTAATAAAAATATTGGTGGTATATAGAATATTTAAAACCAATTATGGGGTTAATCTAATAAGTGTTTACCGACGAATCCGT